AGTACCTCCTGAACCGTCAGTACCTCCTGAACCGTCAGTACCTCCTGAACCGTCAGTACCTCCTGAACCGTCAGTACCTCCTGAACCGTCAGTACCTCCTGAACCGTCAGTACCTCCTGAACCACCACCAAGATCTGTACAATCAGAAGTGTAACTAATAGAATTAATAACAACTTGATCAGATCCATATTGATCTACATTAATATCCATCTTAACAAAGCATGTCTCATCATAATCAGATGGCAATGAGTTATCAAAACATCCATTACTGTAAGTCAATGAATCAACAACCAAATTTTCAGGATTTCCGAGACGAAGATCAATTTCAATACTACAATCTTGTTCAGAACATTCAGGCAATGGCAAAAGTGGTGAAACATTTCCACGTGCATCATTTACAGGATCTCTAATAATTTGACAAGATGGTTGTGCAGTAGTTGGTTCACCACGAGCAACAATCATAATATCAGCACATGAAGTAAAATCAATGCTTGCACCCTCGAAATCCCACCACCATTGAATAGTTGCCATTCCAAGTGGTGCATCTTCAGGAATCTGAACACAATATCCATCAAGCATGTCGTGATTAACATTATTAGCCAAAACATTACAATCAAAATCTTCTTGCAAGTCATCAGGACCATAACTAATGCTTACTCTACTCCATCCACGACGAGGATCATTTTCGTGACCTCTACCAATATGACGAACAGTTAAAGTATCTCCTGGAGAAATATGAACCATCCCGAATGAATCATATGTTGCAACTCCAAAGTCACGATCATAAGGACATCCGCCACCAACAAATGAATTATCGATTTCAGAACCGGCAATACGGAATCTCCAATCACGAGGATATGGAGCATCAATCCAACTATGAGCAGTGCTTGTAGCAATAAGAAGACAAATTCCAAGGAATTTCGTCAACATCATTTAGTTATTTAATTTAATTATTTATTTGTCTTTAAAATAATATAGATGAAAGGAACTATTCTTTTCACAGATATAAAACAAAGTTCTGTTTTATGGAGAAAGTTTCCCGAAGAAATGTTTAAATTGCTAAAAAAGAATGATAAAAGAATTAAAACGAATGTTGAAAAATTCGATGGAATGATTGTTAAAAGCATTGGCGATTCAATAATGGCAAAATTTGACAATGCTGAAATGGCGGTTAACGCAGCAATAAAAATACTAAAATATAAACCATTATCTGTCGGTACTATGGAAATTAAATTACGTATTGGAATTTGTAGTGGATCATTTAAGAAAAAAGTAGATATTATTCAAGGATGTAAACTTCAAGATTTTTTCGGTCATACTGTAAATGTTGCTGCTCGACTTGAATCAAACGTCAGTCCTGTTAACGGATTTGGTATCGCATTTATGGATACAAAAGATGGTGCACTTCCAGATAATATTAAATTAATAATAAAAAGAGCAGGATTTAAAATAAAAGAAGTATTGTATAAAGATAAATGTCCCAAAAAAATATCAAAAGTTATTAGCACTGAATGTAGATTAGCTAATGAATTAAAGGGTGTTGGAAATTTAAGAGCTTTTATTGTATCACATAAATAATAGGGTATTGATGGTTCAGGAAAATAAATTGAAAATAAATAATATAAATTTCAAAATGTTTGTTATTAACGTACAAAATAAAGAACAAAAAGTATATACTAAAGAGGATGAATTGTTATGTACCTTAAATCCCGAACAAATGGTTTTCATTAAATCGAGTTCTGGTATGATTAAAATTAACAATAAACTCTTTGGAGCAATAACAGATATTTTACTTGTTATGATAAAAAATAATGGTATAGAAATTTGTTATAGACCCCTGACACCTGTTGAAATGAATGAATATTTTAAACCTATGAAACTAGATGTGTCACTTTGGACTTATAATAGTGTTTATCAACTTCATTATTCACCAGAGTTTGCATCATTAATGACATCATATCCTGATTTACTGAATAAATTCTGGTCATTAATTATGCCTCGAAAATTAATAAAAACGTTTTAAAGACAAATAAATAATAAAGTATACGAGGCGACGGTCTAGTCGACCTATGTGGTCTTATAAGCCATATGGCTGGGGGCAGAACCCAGGCTTCGTATACAAAAAAATTTATTTTTTGCATTGAGCACTAAAATGTCCTTTTTCACCACATTTAAAACATTTATTGCCAAAAAACATGAGGATTCTATCTATTTCTTTTTTTGTTGGTTTGCTTAAGCGTGGCTTAACCCAAGGACCGCCTCTAACATTTTCAATACCATATATATCCATAAATTTCAATGTATACCACATTTCAATAGGATTTCCTCCATCAACAACGTGGTGGATATTAATTGGTCTATAAATTTGTGTCCAAGCAGAACCACGACCTCGAATATGCTGATTAATTCGTGTTTCAATATTTTTTGTTGTACCAACATACCATTTTTGTTGATGTAATTGAAGAATATAAACCTTACTCAATACACGATTCATCATCAAGTTAATGTCTTTTATATTATTAACTAATTTGTTCAATTTTCATTTAGTCTTTTGTATAAACCTCACAATTACACACAGACCAAAAAATTGAAAAAATACATTAAATCTTACACATACACAAACAACATGGACTTTTTCCCAGAAACATTCAATCCTAAATTCATTGAAGATGAATTTAACAAGAAATCTGATGAAAAGATTTCTGAATTCATGGCAGAATTCAAAGAAAAGTACAATGACAAAGAAAATACATTTATGATTAGTATTAAAGAATATGAATTTACAACTTATGAAATTAACGAAATTATCAAAAGAATCAAGAAAGAAGCATTTTACACAGATTCACATTGTATTAGAATTCGTTCTAACCATAATAATAAAATAACAGCTATAACATTTAAATTTGCATATATTGTAATTTACAAAAATGAAGATGCAATTCAAGAAGATACCAATAATAGTCTTAAGCATATGAGAAAGTATGTTTACGACTTAATTACAAAGAAAACTTCAGAGTCTAAGCATGAATATACTTTTGAAATTCCATACAAGCTTTATACAAAAGAAGTTCCAAAATTCATTCAAGAATTAGAAAGTCTTGGATGGTACATCGAATGTACAAACAAATGGAATATCATCGACGACGACTTTTATGTTCTTATTATCAAGATGAGACAAAAGTATGATGATATTAATAATGAAGACTTTGATGAAAATACTAAAAAAGAAATGAAAGAAAATTTTCGTGAAATGTATAAATCATTAGAAAAAATGAAAGAAGACATTGACGGAGTTGTTATCTAAAAACGACTATTAAATGTAAAAAAGTAAATTTACTTTTTTATTTATTGAGAAGTATCCATTTTAGAAAGTTTACTAATAATACTCTTCAATTCATCAATGGCTTCTTCAATTGTAATTTCACCTTCATTGAGATCAAGTGGAATTTCAATCAATTTTTCATGATATTTCTTCAGTAATTTACCTTTTTCGCTGTCAGATTTATCAGATTCTCTAAGATGACCACTGATTGCATCAATAGCATCTTCGTACATCTGATCAAATTCTTCGTTTGACATTGTTTCTGTTTGATTAATTGTATGAATATTAATAAATATTCATTTTTTTCAATTTTTTATTGGTTCAACAATTATGAACCAAAAATGGATTTAATACAATTGATCAATCATACTCATTAAATTTCTTTTAGTTTTTCGTGTAAACCTTTTATCAGGATTTTGAAAATACCATTCCATTAAAAATGCATTTAATTCCATTTCTTTTACATTTTTAAATTTATTGCCATTTATGTGATGATCTAGTTCATGAATTATAGAACTAGCTATTGTTTCAGTGGATTTTTTATCATTTATATAGATACAATCACCAAGATAAATTCCTTCCAGATTATTCTCAATAATTTGTTGTGTATTTGTGTTAATTGGGAAACTTCTTGAGAATTTGATATTAAATTCATCAATGAAGAATCTTCTTAATGCGTAAAAATCTTTTTCACGAATATTACCAAAAGAAAGAATAGGTATAGATTTAATATACTTAAGATACTGTTTGCTGATATGACATGATTTACTACGTTGTTTTAAAAAATTAAAACCCTTTTTAATTGTCATTTTATTATTCAAAAGAATTAATCATCGTTTGCGCGAACGCTTACGTCCCTTTGACTTGGATCGCTTACGTCCCTTTGACCTAGACCTAGAACGCTTACGTCCAGCTGACCTTGATCGCGATCTCTTTGGTGAACCAGAAGCTCTTCCTGAAATACTGGAAGCAACAACATTAGCAAGAATAGTTCGCGCACTAGTTTTCTTTCCGTCTTTAGTTACACATTTAGGACTTGTTCCCTCAAGGAAAATAGCAGCACGTCCTTTTCCAATAGGTACTGAGTAAATTTTGGCGGTTCCTGGAGTGATATTTACTTTCTTTCTCAATGCAGTACAGTAAACACCCAATTTTCCATTAACCATTTGTTCAGCTTTTTGTTTTCGCTGACGTTTTAAAGTATCAGATACATCACTCTTGTCGATAATTGCCTTGACTTTTTCAAGAGTCAATGGTGTTTTCTTTGCCATTTCTGATATGCGTATATACTTATGTAAGAAAAAACAAAGAGAAAATAAGAATGAATTATAAACAACAAACAGACATTGATTTATCTATTAAATTAAATGATAGTATTAAATCTAAATTACCATTTATATGTAAAACAAGAAATATGAATGAAGCTATAAAAATTGCACAAACCGGATGTATTCCATTTGTTGATAAAATGAGTATTAATCAACAAATACAGCTTGTAACTAATATTAAAATGTCTCAAAACATATTTATTAAGAATCCTTCTATTATGTCTTCTAAAGAAACAGTTAAAAGAGCCAAAGAAGTAATAAATGGTAGATGTATCTTATTGATTAACGAGGACAACAAATTTGTTGGTATTGTCACAGAAAGAGATCTACGATTTATTGATGACGAAGAAACTGTTGAAAATATTTGCACTCCCAAAGATAAAATGGTTTTAGGTGGTATTAAAATAACAAAAACCCAAGCTATTGAAGCATTTAAAAAGTTTAAGATAAAGTATATCCCTATTTTGGATAATAATGATGAAATTCTTGGTTTGATAACAGCAAAAGATATTGAAAGAACTCTTTCATTCCCTGATACTTGTCTTAATTCTAAGGGTCATATTATTGTTGGTGCGATTGTGGATTATATGGTTGGTATTAATAATATTAAAAACTTAGTCAATTCAGGAATTGATATCTTGTGGATAAATAATTATTCTATAATAAATCATGTTGATGATTATGTTAAAATTATAAAATATGTTAAAGAAGAATTTCCTAATGTATTCATTATTGCTGGAAATGTTTCTAGTATTAATGGCATAAATATGTTGAAAAATAATGGCGTAGACTTAGTTTCAGTAAGTGAATTATTTAATATTCCTCAACAACGTGATATTATAGTTTCGTCAGGTATTATAGATAAATTCATATTTGATGCTACAATGATTGTTATCGAGCCAGATAAAATCCAGGAATATAAACAAAAACTGATAGAATATTGCATTTTAAATAATAAAAAAACAAGATTAGATAAAAATTGAATAACATTATCAATTACTGAACAAATACAACAATGGAACTTCCAGCTATTGAAGAATTGACTACTCTTGTAACTTCTCATTCAGAAATTGATAGTGAAAACCAAAAACATGATATTGAGAAGATGCAAAAAGCGTATATCAAATTTTTAAATGAATGTATGCCCGAAAACTTAACTGAGAAGATTATTGAGACAGCAAAGCGTGGACAAAAACGTGTCAATTTGTTGGTATTTAAATTACATGATCGAGTTTATGAAGATATTACTTTCTGTAGTCTTCTGCAAGGAACTCACAAAACTGAACTAATTCGTGCAATGGGGAATCATTGGGTTACAAAGTTTAAGAAATACAATGAATTTAAGCCTGTTCTTCAAGAATTAGCTAGTCGTCTTAATATCACAAAAGACTCAAAGTATACACTTCGTTGTTATAAATTTAACAATGTTAGTTGGTCTGTTGAAATTGAATGGATTAGTGATCAAGAACATCTTGATAAACTTGCATTGTATAAGGAACGCTTTGGCGAACCTTGGTAAATGAATATTTTTCTTTTTTCCAGATAAAGGATTTAATAACCAGTAAGTCAAAGAAAAAATGAGATTAAGCTTTCTCTTTAATTGCTGCTTCTTGTGCATTCTTTATACCAACAATTAAAGGATTACTTAAATCTCTGGGTTTACAGTTGTCCCATGTTTGTCTTATGCAGTCCCAAAGGAATATTTCATCTTCACACTTTTCCTTTTCTTCAGCATCATCAATATATTTTAGTTGATTTCTGTGTTTCTCTTGAACTCGACCAATACACGTGTATGCAATTTGTTGAAAAGATCTATAATACAGATCATCAACCACGTTATTCCAGTTTTCTTGTACCCATTCATTATTGCGCACTAGACTTATTTTTTTGCGTGCTTGATCTTGAATAATAATGTTGGGTGGAATTGTGTAGTAATACTGTTTAAGAATGTATAAACAAACCTTGTAAACATCATTTTCTCTTATAACATCAGTGATTTTATCAAAATCTTCTTCACTAAACTCCTTTGGAGGCATAATACGGAAATCTTGTAAAACCACTGTATTATTGATTATTGTGTTATTTTGTGTTGATGATTTACTATTACTTTTAACTGCTTCGATGACTTTGTCTGTTGCTATTTCTTTTTCCTCCACTCTTGTTTTAGCTATTATCATATCGTGATAATAAAGATTCTTTTCATCCTGAAGATCATAAATCTCTTTGTCTTTCTTCTTCAATATTTTTTCTAATTCTCTTTTCTTTTCTAAAACTTCAAATGCAGCATTCTTTAATTTTTTATATTTTTCTTTTTGTTTTTCAAGAAATTTTTCTTTTTGTTTATTTTCTGTTTCTAAATCTTTTATTTTTTGTATTAGTGGACATTTAACACTATTGCGCATATGTCTATAAAGATGTGAAATTGTACTAAATTCTGTATTACAAATGTCACAAACAGGTTTCATTGTTTCTACAGTATGATTAGATAATAATCCACAAATAACCTTAAATGGGTTTTTTAGGACCTTAAATGGGTTCAATCGGACCTTAAATGGGTTCAAATGGACCCAAAATGGGTTTTTTTATTATTTTATTTTTTTGTTAAATCTTTAAATATTTTTTGTGGAATTCTTTCACTAATTTACTGGACTTTTTTCCACTATTTTTTATTATTTATTATTTTTCTTATTATTTATTAATTTAATTAAATATGAAAGAGTATAAACACACACAACTTTATTGTGTGTGTCGAGAGGTATCAAATCAAAAAAATTATGTATTATTTAACTATAATTTTGATAATCCACTTAATGGACTAAGAGTAATATTAATTGTTCTTTTTACACCATCAATAACTATAAATAACTCGTTGTCACAATTATTATTATTAAACAATTTATTTAGTGTATCATTAATGATTGTACGTAACAACATTGTTCTTCTCTCTGATTTTGTTGATTTTATACAGGCTAATCTAGCATTTATTTGTATAAATTGAGAATTATGTGTAGATGACGTTGTACCAAGAAGTTCAACTACAATAGGATAATTATATCTTGCATATTCTGCTGTTCTTTTATTGAGTTCTTGTAATAACTTATTCTTTTTTTGTTTATACAATTTGTTGAACATTTCCACACCTTTTATGTAATCTTTACTTGTAGGATTTATATCGTTGAATACTAATGCAATTACACATAATTTTGTTCTTTTTTCTGTCATTGAACAAAAAATAAAAAATGACGTTTTCAATTTTTAAAGCATTATTGGACGCCAAGAATTATTGGCTACTTCTGGATTTAATTTATACAAAATACCATTTTGTGTATATGTTACATCAGTAAAGATATTCTTAATTGATTCATTAATTGCATTTTTAATACGTGTTCTTTCTTCATTATTATAGTTCTTGAATGTTTGTCTTCGAGCCTTTATGTAAAAGGTACTACCCCAATACTTATTATTTATATCTAAAAGCTCGATAATAATTGGAAATTGATCACCGGCTTTATGTAAGTTTTTATTGAACTCAACCAATAACTCAGATCTTTTCTTATTATAAATATCCTTAATAAGTTGTTTCATTTCATTTATTGTTTGGGAACTGAAGGTTGGAACAAAATTAGTTATTATTTCATTGGTCACTGTATTAATAATTTTAATACGACAAGAAATGAATGAACCACCTCTTTCTTGCATCTTCTTTAATGAATAAAAAAATAAAAAGACTTTTCAATTTTCAAAATCAGAGAGTATATAAATTCTCTTAATAATAAACATAATTATATATATTTTATTTGAGGGGTTAATTTATATGATTTACCATCATTAACATATATTACATCATTAAAAACGGTTTTAAGTGATTCATTATATATCTTACGTATTTTGGTTTTTTCTTCATTATTGTATTTTTTATATATTTGTCTACAAGCAATGATACAAAAACTAGGTCCACCATATCCTGTATCAATTCTGTTAAACTCAATAATAATTGGTAATTGATCACCGACTTCACATATTCTTTTATTCATATCAATTAATAATTGATCTTTTCTTTCATTATAAATATTTTGAATGATTTTCTTTATATCATTATAATTTTCTGAATAAGAATATTTAATTTCTTTGTTATTTAAAGTGTTAGTAACTTTAATATCACAAATAATAAATCTCCCTGATATTTCTTGCATACTTGGGGTTAGAGATAAAAGACCCAAAGTTTTCAATTTTAATGATAATATTAAAATTGAATTTATTTATCTTAAATTGTAAAGAAAATGATTTTACCTAACGAACTATGGTACAACGTATTCTCTTTTCTAAATCAGAAAAGTCAATCAAAATTCAGTGGTTTATGGAATTTGTACAATTTAAATATAAAAGAAATACGATTAATATATCATTCAAATAATTTGTGGTTTGATACTGCTAAAAATGAGTATATTAAGTTAATGAAACTCTTGATTAATGCTGGTGCTGACATAAATAAACAAGATAATGATGGTATGACAGCCCTACATTGGGCAAGTAAATATGGTTATAAAGAATGTGTAGAACTCTTGATTAAAACTGGTGGTATTGACTTAAATAAACAAGACATTAATGGTAAAATAGCTTTACATACAGCAAGTATAAATAGTTATAAAGATTGTATTGAACTCTTGATTAATGCTGGTGCTGACTTAAATAAACAAGATAATGGTGGTAATACAGCCCTACATTGGGCAATTTGTTTTTATAATAAAGAATGTGTTGAACTCTTGATTAAAGCTGGTACTGATTTGAGTATTCAAGACAATTCTGGTATGACAGCTTCACATATAGCAAGTAAATTTGGTCATAAAGAATGTGTAGAACTCTTGATTAATACTGGGGTAAATGTGAATAAACAAGATAGTTATGGTATGACAGCCCTACATTGGGCAAATTATTATTATAATAAAGAATGTGTAGAACTCTTGATTAAAGCTGGTGCTGACTTGAGTATTAAAGACAATAATGGTAAAGTATGTGTAAGAATTCTTGATTAATGCTGGTAATGTTGACATAAATAAACAAAAAATAATAAATCCTCTTTTTTTTAGAAATCAGGGAATTTTGTAGTAGGTGCACGAATTACTGGAAAATCTAAGTAAGGATTTCCTTGACGTCTTAATCTAGCATACCATCTATTAACAGTAAACCCATCATTTACTATTTGATTATTTAAAACCCATAAAGTCAAAGCAATATTGATTGCAACAAAAATCAAGATCCATCCATGTGTAGTAATCATTATATACAATTTGATAAGAAAAAAGACCAGGATTTTTATTTTTAAGCAGCGGTATAAGTAAGAGTTCCAGAAACAATATAAAATTCTCCTTGATTTAAAGTAGTACCATCAGTAAGGAGATTAATTGTAATATCTGAAACAGCAGCATTTAAATCATAAATAGCAACAATATTTGATGAATTATCTTCTACTAATCTCAAATTTGCAATAATATTTACTGTTTGAGGATTTGCTGCAGCAACAGGTAATGTTGTAAATGCAAAATTAGTAATATCTGCATTTGGAACAAAAGCCATACATACATCAACAGTAACTGTTCCTGCATCATTAATATAATAACTTTCTGTTGTATTAGAAACAAGAACATTTACATCAGGTACTGGAGTCCATTGAGTATAACCTACTAAATCTGTATTAAATCCAAATTGTTCACGCAAAGGATTTGACATTCTATTATTAAAAGATAGAAAAAATAAAGAATTCCATTTTTTTTTAAACTTGATAAACTAATTCACCGAAAATGCGGTGTGATGCAACTGGAAGACCCCCTCCAACAACACGAAGTTCTAATACACTTGTTCCCGGAACCATGGAAATCATTGCACTAACGGAAGTATATGGCGCAGGTCCTTGACTAACAAGAGTTGCGTTAGCAGAAACTCCATTCGCTGAAGCTGGTGGAGCACCTGTAATAATAAATGATCCAGCAAATTCAGCAGGTAATAATACAAGTTGATCAAAGAACAAATTAAGTTTTAATGTTACTTTATTACCAACTTGTTCAAATACGGTATTACTATCATCTGTGACAGTATTAAGTGCAGGCATAGAACTTAATACTGTTACAGCAGTCCAATCGATGTATGTACTAAGAACATTAACTCCACCATCAAACGAAATTCCAGGTGTCAATAAATCGCTTGTTACTTCAACACTACCAACACATAAATCTGCGTAATCAATAATAGTAATTGTGCTTCCTGCTTCATCAACACTAAATGCTAATTGCCATTTCTTCGCACTTTCATCCCAAAACAAGCATGTTGATCGACGATTAAACAAATCAAATGTAACTCCACCACTAGGATTAATAAGAGTAGCCGAAATATTGATATTTGTGCTGTTATAAGGTGTAACAGCATCAAGCGTAACATTATTAGTAATTCCAACAATCTCCTTGGTTTCATTTCCGATGACAATTGTGTCACCTACAGCTAATTCTGTAGTAAACAAAGTACCAACACCAGTAACAGTTGTTGAAGTAGCACTTGTACTAACAGTTCCAGTAATAACAATTGGTGTCCATGGACTTCCAACAGAAGCAACTTTTGTAGCACCGACGTAATCAATAACTTGTCTTACTTGATCAAGATGTAATCCACTTGTCACTCTAATAAACCAATTATTGTAGAAATCATTGGCTACACTGCTTCCAACATCAAGAGTAATTTGATTGTTTGACAAACCACTATGAGATTGACTGGTTCCTGTTTCTGCGGGTGGAACATCATTTACAACATCACCAGTCCCTACATCATTACTTGTTTGGTATCGCTCAACACAAACACCACCATCATGACCAGCTTCTTGAGCAAAATCATTTGTGGTAATAACATTATTTGCCATTAATAGTGGATTATTCCCACCATCAATGTCAGTAATTCGTGGAGTTTGTAATTGTCTTGATGCTCTAACTGTGTTTCCATAAAAGACACTAGTATCTCTGTTAATGATCACTGGAATGTTCGACATTCGTCTTATATATTGAATGTAGAAAAATAATATGCGTTTCAAAATCGGTCATTTATCAAATCATTATTATTATATAAATGACTGATTTTGAAATTGTTGATAAATGTACGAAAATGACATTACTTGCTAAAAATAATCTATTCAATTTCAATAAAGTAGAAATTGATGGTCAACATATTAGTTTTACTGTCAGTGATTCACAAAGTTTTATGAAAATTACGAATATATATAATAATATTATTGAAGTCGAGTGTCATAATCTTGACTTGGATTTTGTTAATAAATTTATTGAACTTCATAACCAGCAATACAACACAGAATTTGTCTTACTGAATTATACTATTGAAAAAATGATTAATATTACATTGCCGCTTGATTCTCCACGTTTAAACAAACTTTTGCATAGAATTAGTAAAAGTAATAGCGGCATGAGATGTCACCTTTATGGAAAGCCAAAGATTGAGATACTAGTAAATAGTAAATACATAAATGAAATAATTGAATATTTAAAAAATTGATTCTAATATTTCTTTTTTTTTCATTAAAAGATGTCGGGAATAGACTTTGCCAAAACAATTATTGGTTCAACTTGTATTCAGAATTTTGTTAAACAAGTTAATAAAAAAAGAAAGGAATTCTTAACAGGACCCACTAAACATAATATTCTTACAGAACCAACTAATCCATATCAAGAACTGTCTTTTATATGGCAACCACGCGCTAAAAGATTTGTTATTAATCAAGGAAAAAAATTATGGGGTTACATTGATGTTCAAGGAAATATAATGTTACCTGTTCAGTCACCAACTACATCTCACATTGTAGGCAATATTAAAGACGCTTCACCAACATATTTATCAGAAAAAGGAACTGTTGTAAAAAATTGAAAACTATTTCATTTATTTTTTATATTCAAAATGTTCTCTTTCTCAAAACCCCAAACCGAAACTAAATCTAGTTTGTTGAAACCTTATATTAGTAAATTTATGAAGCTTGTATTGAAAAAGGTTGATAATCCTAGATTTAACATTAGTGAGAGTGAAATCTATGTTAGACGCGATCAAATTGTCAGTATTGATTATGATTACGAAGTAAATGAAACTATTGTAAGAATTAATGGATACCACAATTATCCAGGAACAAACAAACGAACTAATGAACCTGAAGAAAAACAACGAGTCATTTCATTCAAGGTGGTACAAAACTTCTTCTACCTGATTTGTGAACTTAATTTGATTCCAAAAATTGACATCACATTACCAAAAACTGATGAAGAGCGTTTTAGTGATTCATGGAAAAAAGAAATATTGAATTTCGCGAATCAAGTTAATGAAACTAATGAAACTCCTTTCAAGGTTTTGTCACTTAATATTCCAGAATCTCTTCCAGACAATATCAAAAAATCAAAGTTCATGATTTATGCACTTAATACTAAATACATTACTTCCATCTTTAAGAGTACTGAGTTTGTACACACGACAGAAGGATTTAAGTATACTATGGAAGATACTGACACAAACTACACATACATGACTGTCAATGTGTTTGATGTCTATAACATGATGTGCAAAACACGTCTGTCAACACAAATCATGGCTACCGATTTACCAATTGAGCTTATTATTGGATATCTCGATAACTAAAAAACAATTTAATTTTTTAATTATTCTTTTTTTCAGTTAAACTAATACGATTTTCCAAATTCAGGGCTACAACACTTTTATCAAAAGAATCCTTAGTCTCAAGTACTTGAAGCTTGTCTAATTGATCCATATCAAAAATATGATTTACGAATGTTTCATCTTCTCCAGACCAGCAGTAACATGAAAATACAACTTTTTCTTCAGGATCCTTTGTCATGTGCATACTGGCAATAATTCCAAATTGCCAGTCGTCTTCAGACAAACGAATCTTGAGTCTTTTATAAAGTGGTAACCGTTTATAAGCTAAACGAATTGGTTCTTTAGCTTTTTCCATTGTTTCATTCCATTGCTTCAACAATTCTTCGTTATCTAATCCATCAAGCAATTCTTTTAAATGTACTTCAGGAAGTGGTGTTTCAGTCTCTGACATTTATAATTATCATCTTTATTATTATTCTATTTATAAACGCAAAATACCCTTTATGTGAGTAACACAAAAATTAATGATACCAAGTAATTTCTCCTGATGGTGTAATTTCATTTTCTTGACACCATATTTTTTTACAATCTTTACCAAAACAGAATATGTGTTTTCTGTACAAAATATATATTCTGGATAAAAATAGATTCCTTGAAACTTCATCATTTTCTGAGATAAGAATTGCTGAACAATAACAACATAACATATTTACTGGAAAACTATTCAAGAAATTGTATTTATTATTCTCTTTGCATGGACTTGATCCATCACAATCATCACGATGTAAATCACTTAATAATTTACCCATGTTCTTAGCTTTATCTTAAAATGAATAAAAAAATTGATCATCTTTTTATTACACCTATATACACAATTCCATTAATGTCTAACGATCAATTGAAGAAGATGGTATTTTTACCATGCAAACACCCAATTCAAGAAGATTTAATTAAAACAGCAAAATCAATTGATCAAGTAAGATTTTGCTTACATTGTGATAGTGTATTTAATCCTCAAGAAGTTTATGCATATTATTTTGGTGATCCCTTACCAGTAAAAACTGGTAGCGTAGAAGAATTGGCAGCACAAGATATGGTAAAAAGAATTAAGTTTCTTAATGACAAGCTCATTGAGGATAATAAGAAGATTAGAAGGGAATTTCTTGCCAAAATGGATGAATATCAGGAATTTAGATGTCAATATGACATTATTCTTAAAAAGATGGGTGACTTTTCTAAGTCAAATATGAAACTCTTTGATCAAAATAATGAGCTTCTTAATAGTTTAAAAACTACGCGAAAAAATAAGAACGCCAGAATTGAAAGTCTTGAAAAAGACATTTTACAACTGAAAGGACAAATAAAGAAAAACAATAAAACATTAGAATCCGAAAAAGCACATTCTGCTAATCTTAATAAGAAGATTTCTGCACTAAAAACTAGCCTTAAAAAGGCTTTGCAAGACAATACTGATTTCAAAGAAAAAGAAAATGTTTTGAACCAAAGAGTTGATAATATTCAACAATCAATTAAAAAAGAAAGGAAGCAAAAAGATGATCAGTTAACTGAGTACAAGACTATTGTTGAACAATTGAAACAAGAAATTGAAGAAAAAGATGACCAGTTAACTGAATACATGGGCACAAATGAACAATTGAAACAAGAAATTGAAGAAAAAGAAAAAAATTATTCTGAAAATGTTCAGAATACTCTTGCTGAAAGAACAGGAAAAGAAGAATGTATCAGAGTTAATTGTATGCTTCAACAACAACTTTATAATGCAAATATGCATATTCAGTATATGCAATGGTTCTTCTTGGGCGGTCCTCCTCCAGGACCGGTAGGACCGCCAGGACCGCCACCAATTTCAGATTAATCCTCATCATCATCAACCGATAAATAAGATTTGTTTGACACACCAGAATCTGAGTCTGAATCTGACGACGTGTCACTATCATATCCTCCAGTTTGCTGAATTGGAATTAGATCTGATGTGGGTTTTGTTACACTAGGCATTGTTTCTTCAACAATTCCTTTTTGCATTTTTCTTAACAAAATGTATATTTTTATATGTTCATTTTTTGAATAATCATGATTAATTTCATGACTAATTTTATTTAATAATTGTTCTAAAGTATCATCTTCATCGACGTCTTTCAAATAGAAGAACTGAGTAAGAACAGAATATAATAATTTTTTAATTTTTTCATATACTTTGCGTTCTTGCAATGTTTCATTTCTATAAGATCCAACTGCAGTATTATTTTGTATTTTCTCAATATATTCTTTTATTTCGTTCAATTGTGCAATATTAATTCTTTTTTGTATTCTAATTTCTTCTTCTAGCTGCTGTTGCTCTTTTAATTTATCAACTTCGGTTTGTATATTTTTTCTATATTCTGAGTCAGGAGACAAGTATTGTGTCAATAATTCTTTAATACTGTCTAAAATACTTATATCCATTCCATATATACTTTTTAAATCACTAGCTGACATTCCTCCCATAACCCCAAAATTACAAAGTATACTTTCATAAATCTGACTATAAAGTCCCTCATTACTTAAACTAATTGCATCTGGACCATTCATTAACTTATTAAAATAATTGTAATTTGTACAAGTCAGTACTTGATAATCCTTTATTTTATTAAAAATATCCATAAATACTAAAACCCTCATTTCAGGTTCACCTTGTTTACTTGCCTTACCAACTAATTCAATGATTTCTTCTGTCTTTAATGGTAAAAGATCCTGTGATTCTTTGACAATCTTTTCTGGATCCATCATTCTATACAATTATTAAACAAAAAATAATGTTATCCTGTAATTAATCAATAACATTATTTGGATGATCATCATCCCAAATAGGTTTGAAACATAGTTTAATTTCTGTTTTATCAGTTTTGATTTCGAAAGTTCCTAAATAGTCACAAAAATTATTAAAATCCTCACTATCAGGAAATTCAAGATCAGAAGGTTTGAAATCTTCAACTTTAATATTTTTTTTCATACTATATACCATTAAATAAGACCAATCACCAGGTCCCATACGTATTGGTGCCATATCATAACCACCAATTTTATATCTATTTTTCTTAATTGAATACCAAAAATCTTTTTCGTCTATTGATTCGTCAAGACCAAAAAGCTTAATCCAGAGTTTTTCATACTTCGGAACAATTAATGCCCCGAAAATTATGTCCATATAATCGGACATTCTTAATAAGCTAAAAAATAATGTGTATTCTTCTTTAAGTATTTTTTGCTACAAAATCAATGACACTTTCGTGTAATAAGAACCCTGCAGCGGCTTTATGACCTCCGCCACCGAATTTCTTTGCTACTTCACTTACGTCAACTACGCCAGTACTACGTAAACTAATAGGAAATTTATTATTTACTGCATCATGGTACCAAATCAAAACAAAGTCACAATCAGTGCTTAAGTAATTACCTAAATCACTAATATGATCACTAGCATTAACAATTTTGATTTTATATCCTAGAAATTCAGCATTACCGGCTTTCTCAGCTAATCTTTTTACTTTATTATTAGCATAAGTTTTTAATACTTTTCCATTATTTATCATTTCTTCAACCGTTTCGTCGTCCAAGTATTTATTGTATTCTTCAAATTGAGTTGGTACAAGTTCCATAAATGCTGTCATAAACTCTGCCGAACCTTCATGAGTCCATCTCCAGATATCTCTATCTTCCACAAAATTAATAAGTCGTGGACGACTTTCTGTATACCAGAAATAGTCCCATGCTAAACCTGCACCACTACGAGTCATATCAAAAAAGGTGAAATCAAGGTTTTCTAATTCTTTTTGTGCACTAATATGATGATCAAGAACAATTAAATTACTTGCTTTTTCATTTAGTTCTAAAAGTATTTCGCGCTTATAAGAAAAATCAATAATTAAAACATTTTTGCCAGTAACATCAGGACAAGTATCTCCATGTTTAGTTCCATGAAATACAATTGATTCAATATTACCGAATTGCTTCAAATATCTCCAAGCACACCATGCTGCAGTAAATCCATCATGACATGGGAAATGATAAATAACGAAATCAATTAATGCTGGATTTAATTTTTGACGAGCCTCAGAAATAAGTTCCATACCTTTCTTTTTATTTAATAATTACCCTTTAAGACCTTGTTTGCGGATCTCTTATATCAACTAAACTTATATTAGCTGCACCAATTATTTTACCCGATTCATTTTCAGCTCTTATAACAACTTTTGTATATTTACTTGTTCCTGTTTTCATTGGTGCTTTGAACGTGAAGTAGTGACGCATATTTCCCGGTTTTTCAAGCGTTCCTTTTTGTTCTGCACCAAAACTCCAATTAAAAGGTACGTATTTATTATTTATCATAACACGAATTAATATGGATTCTTGTGTTTGATTATCAATTAAAATTCCCCATTCAACACCAGAAGTTAAAGCATATCTATTATTTCCAAGATCTTTTGCATCAACAATACTAGCTTGAAATCCCATTTATTTTAAGTAATGTAAAAAAAATAATAATTTAATGGTTATTCTTATTAACAAAAAGAACTATTTAAAAATTCGAGAAATCGAATTCTGTATCTACGTGTGTTTCTTGATAAGGATAACCATTAAAATCAACTAATTTTTGTGTTTGTTCCAGTTTACAGATTTTTGCTTTTAGTTCACTTATTTCTTGTTTTAATTGCATATTTATTTCAAGAATTGTATCGATTTTTCGATTCATAAGATCTTCTTTGCTACTCAAATCCTTATTCTTTGTTAAATTAGCAATTCCTGTTTCAACCTTTAATTTAGCATTTTCTTTCAATTGCTTACTCAAATTCTTATTATTTGTTAAATTAGCAATTTCGGTTTCTAAACTTTTAATATAAAGCTTTCGCCGTTCTCTTGTTCTTCTTGCTGATTCTCTATTTGAAAGTGTTCTATTTTTTTCTTTTTCAGTCTTCATTTTTAATCCACAATGTATTTATAATTCAATTTTTAAGGGAAATTAATAATGTCTGCTTCTTGAATTGAATTATTATTGTCTTGTGGTTTATTTTGTATTAATTTAATCAACATTCTGTCCGCATATGGATTACTTGCATTAGCTATACTAACAATAGCACCGTCAGTTAATTCTCTACTTTCAACAATAGGTAATGTAACACTATCATCTATTCTCCTAACTCTATAGAAATACTCACAACTTCCTGTTCCGCGATCCACTCGTTTTTCAAGAATATAATCATATTTCAAAACATTACCAAATAACGGAACTAAAGCAGC